ACCAAGACCGAAGCCAAGCGCCTCATCAGTCTGGACGTCGAGAACGTCATGCGCGTCGAGGCGGTCCACCTGGACTTCGACCCGAAGGGCGGGCTGACGGTCATCGGCGGCAAGAACGGGGCGGGCAAGACCTCGACGCTCAAGGCCCTGGAATTCGCCTTCCGGGGCGGGCGGGCGATCTGCGAGGAACCGCTGCGCAAGGGGGCGAAGCGCGGACACGTCATCGTCGAACTTGAGGACATGACCGTCACCCGCGAGTTCAAGCCCAAGGGGCGCAGCACCATCAAGGTCGCGGCCAAGAACGGTGCGACATTCCCGAGCCCGCAGGCGATGCTGGACAAGCTCGTCGGGCACTTCGGGTTCAACCCGCTGGAGTTCCTCACCTACCCGCCCAGGAAGCAGGCCGAGACGCTCCGGGAACTGTTGGGGCTGGACTTCTCGAAGCTCGATGCGGACAGGGCGGAACTCTACGAGAACCGCAGAAACACCGGGCGCGACCGCGACCAGCTCAAGGGTCAACTCGATGGCATGACACACCACGCCGATGCGCCTGCAGAGGAAGTGAGCATCTCCGAACTCGTGGCGGAACGTGACAGGCGAAGAGCGGTAAATGGCGACAACCAGGCTGATCGCCATGAACTCGAAAAATACTCCCGGCTCATTCTCGATCAGAGTGAGTTCATCAAGAGCAAGGCCCGCGAGGTCGAGGAGGCAAAAGAAGCCCTTGCGAATGCCGAAGAAGCCTTGGCGCAGGCCGTCAAGCATCGCGCGAAGATCGTGGCTGTGGAGAAGGCCCAGGCGGAGAAGGTCCAGGCCCTCCAGGACGAGGACGTCGATGAGGTCACGGAGCGGATCAACAGCGCCGAGACGGTCAATCAGCAGGTCCGTGAGAATCAGGCCCGGGCGAACGTCGCCAATCGGCTGAACCATGCGACCGGCGAATACAACCAGCTTACGGCCAAGATCGAGAGGATCGACGCCGAGAAGGAGCGGATGCTCGCGGAGGCGCAGTTCCCGATAGAGGGCCTGAGCTTCGCCGATGAGGGGGTGCTGCTGAACGGTCTGCCCTTCGAGCAGGCGGGGGACGCCGAAAAGCTCCAGGTCTCCGTTGCGATGGGGCTGGCGATGAACAAGGGCCTCAAGCTTCTGCTCGTCGATGGCGGGGAACGGCTGGACAGCGACGGGCTCAAGCTGGTGGAGCGGATGGCGAGGGAGGCCGGGGCCTACGTCCTCATGTCCCGGGTATCGGAAGGCGACGAGTGCGCCGTGGTGATCGAGGACGGAAAGGTGGTGGATGATGCCGATAACGGCGGAGCAGAAGATCGAGAGACGTAAGCACATCGGATCGTCCGACATGGCGGCGATCCTCGGGCTGGACCCGTGGCGGTCGGCCTACGACGTGTGGCTGGACAAGAAGGGGATGCTGGTCGATGCACCCGAGACGGACGCCATGTACGCCGGGAATCGGTTCGAGGCGGGCGTTCTGGAGTTCGCAGAGGAGCAGCTCGGGGCACTGCTGCGGAACGAGACGCGGGCCGTCGAGGGAACGCCGCTGGTGTCGAACATCGACGCGGTGGTCGAAAAGAGCGACGATCCGGTCGAGGGCAAGACCGTGGGGCTGTTCCATCCCTCGTCTGAATGGTGGGGCGACGACGGGACTGACCAAGTGCCCGACAGGGTGATCGTCCAATCCCACGTTCACATCATGGCGACGAACCGGGCGGTCTGCCATGTCCCGGCGTTCATCGGCGGGCGGGGCTTCTGCATGTTCGAAGTGCCCCGCAACGACAAGCTCGTCGAGATCATCGGCCAGCGGGCCGTCGAGTTCTGGGACGCCAACGTCCAGGGCGACGTCCCGCCCGAGAATTCCAGGGCGAGCCTCCAGGTGGTCAAGCTGGTCCGCCGCCAGCCGAAGAAGGTAGTCAGCATCGACCCGGAGCTTGTCGCCAAGTGGCTGGAGGCGAAGGACGCCCTGAAGGAGAGCACGGAGGCCAAGCAGCAGGCCGAGGCTGACGTTCTGGCCGCGATGGGGGACGCCGAGGCCGGTCTGTGCGGAGAGAGGGGGGCGGTCACCTACTACGAGACGACGCGGAAGGCGTATTCCGTGGATGAAACGACGTTCAGGACACTGAGGCACAAGAAGAAAGGGCTCTGACCATGACGCAAGCACCAGTACAGGAAAGCCCGCCTGAAGGCGGGACGGAAATAATGACGCAGTTCAAGTATGAAGGTCTCGCGCCGGTCGGCGGTCCGAGCGGTCTGAAGGGGCTGGCCGAGATGATGAGACCGAAGATAGCGTCGATGCTCCCCAAGCACATCACGCCGGAGCGAATGCTCAAGGCCCTGTTTCTAGCGGCCAGCAAGACACCGGCGCTGTTCAGTTGCACCCAGGAGAGCCTCATCAAGTCACTGATGGACGCCTCCTCCCTCGGTCTGGATTGCAGCGGCACGCTCGGAAGCGCGTACCTCGTTCCCTTCCAGAACAGGAAGAAGAACGTGACAGAGTGCCAGTTGATACCGGGCTATCGAGGGCTCATCGACTTGGCGCGTCGGAGCAATGAGATCAGCAGCATCGAGGCGCATCCGGTCTATGCACAGGATCAATTCGAGGTCTCCTTCGGGACCAACCCCGTGCTCGTGCACAAGCCCTATCTCAAACCGGATCGCAAGCCCCAGTACATCTGCTTCTACGCCGTGGCGACGTTGAAGGACGGAAGCAAGCAGATCGAGGTGATGACGTTGGCCGACGTCGAGAAGATCCGCGGCATGTCCAAGATGGGCACAAGCGGTCCCTGGAAGGACCACTTCGGCGAGATGGGCCGCAAGACGGTGGTGCGCCGGATCGTGAAGTATCTGCCCATGAGCGCGGAGCTTGAGAAGGCGCTCCAGCTCGACAACGAGGGGAAGCCGATCCCGAGATGCAGGCCGAGGCGGACCGCCAGAAGAAAGACCTGTTCGACGAGGATGCTGAGGGCGGAAAGGGCAGGGGCAGAACGAAGAAGTAAAGGACGCCACGGATGGCGGGAGTACATCAGGGTAGAGGCCCTCGCAGGATTCGCAGCCCCCCCCCCGGATCCGCATCCTGGTAGCGGTGGAGACGATATCCCCTTCTGAAAGGACGGAAAGAGATGATCGTTTGCAGAATCGAATGGAAGCGGCGGGATTGGATGGCGTACACAGACTCGCAGTGCAGGGCCAACGACGTGGTGACGGCCATGCTCAATCAATGTGCGGTTGGAGACCAGGTAACGGTGAGTCTGCTGGAGATAGCGAACGCATGATCCGAGAACAGCGGCACGTGGCCTGCGCGGCCAGCCGGATCATCTTGCCCTGGGGCGATGACGACGGGTGGTCACTTTCGCATTCAGGCTTGGCCCTGCCGGGCCTCCTGGCCAGGAGGCCTACGGGCATCGACCTCTTCGCGGGCTGCGGCGGCTTCAGTCTCGGCTTTATTACGGCCGGTTTCGAGGTCTTGGCCGGTGTCGACAATGATCCCTATTCCGCGCTTACCTACATGCACAACCTGGGCTCGTATCCCTGCCGGTTCCATTGGGTGGAGACGGAAGACGAGCATCGGATGGAGCGGGCGCTCCGAAAGAGTTGGAAACGACAGAAGGGACGAGCCGTCTGCCGTGCATACACGAGCGGAGGCGGCTGGATCAGCGCACATCCCGAAGCCGCGCCGGTCCGCCACTTCTTCCTGGGCGATGTGCGGCAGCTCAGCGGCAAGGACATCCTCGCGCCGCTTGGCATTCAGGTCGGCGAGATTGACTGCGTGTTCGGGGGCCCGCCGTGCCAGGGATTTTCGCGAGGCAACACGCGCTGTAGCGTTATGGACCCTCGCAACAGCCTCGTATTCGAGTTCGCCCGCTTGGTGTGCGAGATACGGCCGAGAACGCTCGTCATGGAGAACGTACCGGGCATCATAGACATGGTCACCCCCGAAGGGATGCCAGTTCTGGATGCCTTCTCGCAAATCCTGGAGGCGGGAGGGATGGGCACGTATGAGGGGCTGCGTCATGCCCTAGCGTCCCGTACAGGCGCTGCGG